TGAGGCGTAGTGGCGTTCATGGCGCTGATTGGCACGATGGCCGTGGCAGCGCCGCGCCTCTTCTTCCTCTGTTGCCGCTTCTTACGACGAGCACCACCACCGTTGCCCGCTCCAAATGCCTTGGGCGCCACCATCGCAGCACCTTGTTTGATGCCGGTCAAGAGAGCGCTCTCAGCAAGTTTGGCGCGCGAACGTCGAGGCATCCCTCAGTCGACGAGCAAGCACAGCGAATTCGTTAAAGAACTGAACAGTTGAGTCACCTGGGAGGTCGCTTTGCCAGCGATGAATTATGCAAACAGCCGCAAATGGCTGCCAAACAGTCGTTAAACAACTGCAAACGCCAAAATGGCGCCCCGAACGGCTGGGTGACCGTCGGTCCCGCACGCGGAGGAGCAAAACGCTCAAAGGCTCCAACGTGGTGAAACAGTACCAAAATGGCTCGTCTTTTAACGTGAAGACTACCGGTACCGTAGACATTTTGCCGCCTGCGCCTCGAACGCGTCAATCCCGGGGCCGGCACGTGAGTTACTACGCCCCTTTCATGAACACGCCTCGTCGGTTACCATAAAGGCTCCGAGTCCCAACTTGCGCAAGCAGACACAGGCTCAAGAGGTTGGCAACTCCTCATCCAGCGGGAACTGGACGCCTGCGCGCCTTCACCTCAGGCACAACGTCTCCGTCATGCCACCGAGGCTCGGGATGGGGTCCCACACCCACCGCGGAAGAATAAGGCTGGACTATCCCCTAGGGAGGACGGTTGGGCTCGTCCTGGTGCCGCGTCGACACCATCATCCATCTCCGTGGCGCGCCGTAAACGCCACGCCTCCCTCAATATGTACACATGCAGTGCAAGGTGACTAAACTAATTACATGCAGAAGCGTCCTAGCTGCGGTAGGCTGATGGCAACAGCGTAAGAGCGCGCTCATCCTCCCAAGGGAAAAGTTTGTCCAACGCCAGAAGCTGGGTCTCCTGCTCTACAGAAAGCGGATGGCCGGTGTTCGCCGCAACAGACTGGGCGGCCTTGAACATAAACTCCGCGTCACCAATCCGCTCGGTGACCTCAGCTTCAACTTCGGACAGCATGGCCTTGAGAGAAGTGCTGCGCTTCGGATCATAATCGCCGATCAAACTATACTGGTCGCACCTGGCCATCACCAACTCGTCAGTCCCGCACGGAGAGAACCCCGGGTACCCTGACATGTCGTCGGCAGACAACCAGGCGCGAGCCTGGGCCAAATAAAAATTGGCCATCGGCGGATATGCCGAATGAGCACGGGCTCGAGCGAGAAAAGAAAGAACCACGTCAGGCGCGGGTGGTACCTGTTTGTCGGGGCAAAGCTTGAAAGCTGATGCGACAACGTTCCTGGCGATCTCGGGTATCAGTGGTCCTACTTCCCCGTTGAGAAGGGTTGTGAAGAGGCCCACGAACACCACCTGATCACCAGGCGCGCGCTCAAACAGTTTCATGCGAAAGCCACACGACGACCACTGCGCCTCCATCACATCTAGCGGCAGTCGCGAACTGGTGACCACCACGGAATCATCGCCCTCAAAGATGCAGTCGAAGTGCGTCGTCCGGCCTCCTGCTTGTGGGTACGTAACCTTGTTAGGCTCTCGCACCCAATCCCCAGGGTTGGCCAGGCAGACCGACGCCCACATCGACGCATTGCATATCCAATTGAGGATCGATGTCCCGCGATCTCCAGAAGCGCGGCACGCAGCGATGCGAATGGTTGCAAACGCAGCATTCTTGCGGTAGATGAGGAGCCGTTTGGGGTCTGAGCGTGCCTTCAGGTCCGCCTTCGCGAACGCTATAGGCACATCGGCCCAATCCCCAGTACTAAAGATGAGGTGGAAAACCCGCTTGAGCATAGGATTCTCAACGGTTTCCATAAGACCATGGGTCACTGTGAAGTCCCATGAAGTGCCGTCGCCCTCGATCACGCGGGCGTCAGGCGGCGCAGCGGCAAACCTCTCGAATGTCGAACGCACTTTCTGGTACTTGTTGGCATGTTTGATGTTATTCCCTTCAAAATAATGGGAAATGATCCACTCGAAACAATGCACAACCACCAGAGCATAAACCTGTGCGTCGCCGACGTCGATGATCAACCGAGGCGCTTTGCCTTGCGACAACTTCACCTCACCTTTCACCATGGTCTCAAACCTCACCACGTGCTCCTCCATGCCCAAACCGCGCAACCGCTCCATGACAGTCGCGCGACGCTCTTGAGACCACCCTTTCGAGAAGATGTCGTCGAGTTCTGGGTGGGCCTCACGCCAGCGGGCAACTGCTTCCTCGGTCAACACGTGGTTCTTGACGGCAGTAGTGAACTGAGTCAACTTCTTCCGGA